ATTTCACAAAAAACTAAAATAACATCATGGGAGGATCAACCAAAGTACCAACGCCAAAGGAGCCAGACATCGGAAAAGACATTTCCAAGTATGTGACTGGATACGGGCAAGCATTGCCAAGTGTAATTGGTCTTGAGCAACAGTATCGCCCTCAGTTTGGAGCGTTGAATCTCGCTGACATTGGTCAGTACCAACAAGGACTCCAAGCACTACAGGGCGGCGCTACTGCCACCGCTCAAGAGCAACTTGGTGCTGCTAGAGGTGCTGAGTTTACTGGAATGACTGGTCAGGCTGGACAAGTCAGAGGTCTCCTTGGTGCAATTAGCCCAGAGTCACAGCGGATGATGGAGCTTCAAAACCTCCAAGCGGAACAGGCGTACGCATCGTCGCAGGGGCTATCCCCTCAAGAGCAAAGATCTGCAACTCAGACTGCGCGTGAGTCCTACGGGGCTGCTGGAAGACTCGGTGGAAATCTTGGCATCGTAGGTGAGGCTATGGGTAGGGAGAGTGTATTGGCCCAGAAACGACAAGAGGCGGCTGGACGCATCGGTCAGGCATACGGAACGTCACAACAGTTCTACTCGCCAGCCCTGAGCCTTCTGGGAGGCACTCCAACGTCATACAGCGCAGGTCAGCAATTTATGAATGCGGGCATGGGTATGCTAGGCAAATCGACTCCGCAGATGTTCAACCCAGATATGGGTCTAAACCTTCAGGCGGCATATCGTAAAGATGTCCTTGGAGCACAATCGGCACAGGCACAGGCAAATGCATCTAGTAGCGCGGGCATGATGGGCGGTATTGGTTCCGCTATTGGTGGCATTGCAACAGCAAAAGCATTCATGTTGTGCATTCCATCTGGAGAAATGATTGATACTGTTGATGGTCAAAAACTAATTGACGACATTGCTCCAAACGATAAGATCATTGGGTTTAGCGGAGATGAAGTGGTTGTTCTTCAAAAGCACTCATATGGAGAAAATCCAGAAGTTGAACGATTTGTAAAAATTAAATTTGATGACGACTCATCAATTTCATTGTGCGACAAACATAAAGTAAATCATACTGAATCACAAGACGTAAAGATTGGAGATTGCATCAACAAAAAAACAGTCGTGTCAATTGATTACTTTGGCGGGGTTGAGATTAGTTATGACTTATTGACATCTGATAGTGGTTACCAAATGAATGGTATCCCAGTCAACAGCATGATTCCAGATCTTATCGAAAAAATCATCGAAATTAAAAACGAACAATAATATGGCACTACTAGGATCATCAATCGACCCGTCACTATTTTCCAACGACTACAGTGGATTCGCACAGGCAGGAGCTATTCAAGGGCAGTCATACGCTCAGTTAGGTAAGGATATTGGTGGAGCAATCCAAGGAGCGGCCGATATGTATCAAGCAGGGAAAAAACAAAGCGGATTGTACTCAGCACAGAAAAAAGCCAATGCTGGATATATTGATAGTGCAATTACAATGCTGGAAGACAAAGACCCATCAATGGTAGCTCAACTTAAAAATGACCGAGCAATGATGTTTGACCCATCTCTTTCTCTTGAACAGCAAGTTCAGGTCGGTGATGCACTTAAAGATAGGGTCAGTGGATACTTAGACATTGGACACAAGACCGCCAGAATGTTTAATGCACAAGCAAAATCAGCAGGTGTCGGTGGAGGACAAGCTAACGCACCAACAAACGATTCATACCCTTGGGACTAATTACAATGGACTTTTTAAAACTACTCAAAGACAGCGTTCCTAACGCTGGCCCTAAATCCACACAACAAGTGTTGGATGCACAGCAAAAACTTGAAATGTTGCGTGTTAAGAACCCACAGGAAGCTGAGGTTTTTTCCAAACAGTTGGCTGGAACAATTACGAGCAAAGGTAACCCGCGATCTATTTTTGAAGGAATTTCCAAGTCATATGGAGCATCTCTTGGCAAGTCGCCTACTAAAGATGAATCAGCACAACCAATGGAATATGGCTCTGAAGAACTAGCAGCAAAAATTCAAGACGCTATTGGGTTGGCGGATGAAAGAAATATTGATCTTTCTAACTCTGATATTTCACGACTGTCGTCATTGGTAGCTAAGGGTGACACTAAAAAAGCAAGCGAACAACTATCTAAAATCTCATCGTATATCGACAAGTCTCTTGCGATACAAACAGAAGAAGAGAAAAGACCACAAACTCTTAATGATGGCACTCAAATTGAAATAGGAGTCAAATCAGGAACGAGGTATATGGGTGGTCAACCAGTAAGTAAGGGCGCTATCAATAGCAACTTGTTTAACTCCATGTATCAAAAGGAATCGGAACGCAAACAACAGGAAGTAAAAGAACTTGGTGTCCCTATTGTTTCTGATTTACCTGTAGGTCAAATGTATCAAACTGCACCATCAGAAGGTGTTGAGGCCCAACCGAGTGTTTATGCTCAGTCAGTCCAAACTTCTCCAACAAACATGGAAGAAAAGCAGGTCGCTATGCGGAAGGCAGCAGAAGCATACAGGAGCAATAACGACGAAGAGGCTGTTGTTCTAATGAACTCTGCTGGGGGGAAAGGGTTGATGGGCGTATTCACTCGTGAAGATCTTCCTGCTGTTTTTGGTGCTCGTGAGCCAGCGCAACAAGCACCTGCTCCATCTGCTCAACCAACTCAGCAAGCACAACCAACTCCTCAGCCTCAAGCTTTCTCTTCTTCACAACAAGACATATTTAATGCTGTTAAAAAAGCTAATCCCAATGTGCCGGATGAAGAAATTATCAAAGGATTGCAATCTAAACCATATTTTAAATGAGTCTTAAAATTGATTACTCAGTAGTTGAAGGGAATCAACCCGAGTCTGCTGGAATTGATTATTCAGCAGTTGAGGGTAACCAATCCAAACCTGATGAAATTGATTATTCGGTAGTTGAGAAACCAAAAGCAAAACAAGAAGAACCTTCTTTGGCTCAAATTGGTGGTGGTCTAGCTGCTGAAGTAATTCTTGCTGAAAGCGCAAAGTATGCAGGGGCTGCTGCGGGTAGTGCTGCTGGACTAGCGGGTGGGCCACTTGCTCCTCTTTCAGTTCCTACTGGAGCATTGCTTGGATATGGGATTGGAGCCGTCACAGGTGGAGTCGCAGGATCTATCGCGGCCCAGAAGATCGAAGGCAAAGAGAACATTTCGTATGGCCGTGTAGTTGCTGATACACTAATGAACTTTATTCCGGGTAGCAAACTGGCTAAGGCCTCGACTGTGGTGAAAAGAGTTGGCAAAGCTGCTGTAGTTGGAGCTGTTTTAGCGCCAGCTGCTCAGGCTATTGAAAAAGGAATTGAGACTGGTGAGATGCCTACATTGGATGAGGCTACGACAACTGCTGCAACAGGATTTGCTTTAGGTGCTGGCCTTGGTTTAACTGCTGAAGCAACGTCAAGAATCATTGGGAAATTTGCTGGCAAGTCGGCTCAAGAACTGGATTCCGCTATCCGTTCTGGTGATCATGATGCCGTTACTCTTGCTGATGCTGCAATGGCAAACGTAGATCCAAACCTTACCAAGCCAACTACTGCCAGAGGATTTGTGGAAGAGGTGATGAACTTTGCCAAAGCGAATCTAGCTCCATCAAAAGTTCTCGGCAAGGACATCATGCGGGCTGTCAGTAAGGCTGAAGGGACGATTGAGGCTGGGAAGACGGGCAGAGTCATTAACCAGAATATCCAGAGAGTCATCGATGCGTCACCAGATCCAATAGCCGCTGAGGAATCAGCTTATAATTACATGGCTGGATTTTCCGCAGAACTACCAAGCTCTATCAGTAAAGCCAAAACATTCCTTGATTTTGCCAGAGAAAGAATTGCCCAGTCTCAGGATGAATTGATTGCAAACCATTATAATGGAAGTAAAACAATTCCAAAAGAAACACTGCAACTAATTGAGGAAAGCAAAAATACTGGAGATTATCTCACTCAGGAATACAAGTTCTTCACAACTCCAAAGTATCAGCCATCTGAAAAACTTAGAGATGATCTAATTACAAGCTTGGTTCGAGAAGGCCAAACACCAAAACAGGCAGAAGAATATGTTCTCAAACTGAACAGCAAGAAGGCTGGGAGTCCAGACGATTTGGAGAAGTTTGTCTATTCAACTCCCGGTGGTATTCTTAAGGAAAAGAAAGATCTGACTCCAGAACTTCGCAGCTATCTTGGCGAGATCACATTGACTGGTGAGAAGATTGAAGGAACGATTTCTAAGCTTGCAAACCTATCTGCCTACGATACTGCCGATTTAACCATTAAAAATCTATTGAGATCAACTGGGGTTGCAAAGATTGCCGGTGAAGGCGTTGATGAAACACAATACACAAGATTGAATCTTAGGCGTGGACTTGCAAAAGAAGGGGAGGATGATCTTTATGTTCCTAACCATGTTCAGAAATCTATCAATAGTCTTTACGGGGCACAACTTGATAATGGCTCAACTACATTTGCAGGAAAAGTGCTAAAGGATGTATTTGGAACTGCCGCTGGATTGTTTAAAGTTGAGAAAGTTCTTGCTAGTCCGGGTGCTCATGCTAACCAAGCCTATGGACAAGTGGCATCTCTGGTGTCACAGGGCATAAACCCATTTAAAAACTTCAAAACAAATGTTGCTATTGGTTCCTCTCAATTTGGTCCTGTGGCATCAAGGCTTAATATTGATGATTTAAAATTCAGAACTAGAGCTATTGAGCTTGGAATGCTTCAAGAAGGTGTAGCATCAAGTGATATTCACAGATCGTTTAATCAAGGGCCAATTGGAAGTGCGGTAAGAACTGTAACAGGACCAGTTGGAAAAGCATTTAGTATTGCGGATATTGGGTATAGAATGAGAGCGTGGGACTCAAACATGGAGATGATTAGGAAGATATTTCCACAAGCTGACGGGAAAATGGTAGAAGAGGCAGCAGCAGCAATTACTCATGACACGTACCCAAACTACGACAAGCTTAACAAATCACTAAGGGAGCTTTCAACCTATGGTGCTATTGGCCAATTTGCTTCGTTCAAACTTGAGTTGATGAGAAATACTTACAATCAAGCAGTGCTTGCGAAAAATCTTGTTAATGGATCATTCGTAAAAGAAATGAGTGAGCAACTTGGGGTTCCAGAACCGACTGGCAATGCTGCATTAAATGAAGGATTGAAAAGAATGGCTGGATTATCGGTTGTCCTTGGTGCTACTGCTGGCGGTATTTCGATGTTCAATAGGACTGTTGGCGGCGTGACCAAGGAAAAAGAGCAAGCATTGAAGGAGAGTGTGCTAGCCCCATACGAGCAAAATACGATCATGGCTATGAACTTGTCAAAAGACGCAAGTAAAGTAAGCCACACTCAAGTGTCATACTTGATTCCTCAGGCAGATATTGTCGGGCCGATGATGGCAGCTAGTGGAAGCGGTACGTTCAAAGAAGCTGTTGCAAATTCATTTGAGGCTGCGACATCTGGGCTTGAAGGAGAAGGTGTTTTGTTTTTCAAATCAGTATATCAAGCACTTGATAATTACAATCCAAAGAGAGAAGAAAAAATCAGTTTTAAACCAGAAGGAGTTGAGAACAAGTTGGAAAGAATTGGGTTTGTAACTAGTCAGTTTACCCCATCATTTGTTAAGCAATGGAAGGACACTCACAGAGCTGTTGATCCAAAGCCAATGTCTGAATTTGCCTTGAACGTTACTGGTGTAAGAACCAGAACAACCAAGATTGATGACGGGGTTGGATTTAAAATCAGATCGATCAAAGGCAATTTTGCTGGATTATCTCATGAATACAACAGTGCTAAAAAGCGGTATGTTGGAGAAGAACTTAATCAAGCGTATCAAGGAATCAATCAGGATTATCAAAACAATTCTAAAGATCTTATTAAACACGCTAAGAATCTCAGGATTCTTGGTAAGTCTGAAGATCAAGTCATTCAAATCCTGAGAGACAATGGCATGGGGGCTACCTCTATTCTTAATGCTGTTGATGGCAAGGTTGACAATCTTCCTGAATTCGCAAGAGTCACGCCAACATCTGAATTTGAGAAGCTTCAAGGAAAATCGTTCAAGGAAAAGGTCGTAGCTATTCGGGGTGTTGAAGATTTGGTAATGCAGAAAGCACTTGTTGCAAAGCTCAAGGATGAAGAGCAAATGAAGCGTTCAAACATCAGCGAGAAAGACAAAACTATTCTGGGCCTTGGAGCAGTTGATGGAACCCGTGCAAAATATCTTCTTGACCAAATGAACCAATCACCTGATCCTGATGGCGCATTAAAACAGTTTGTCAAAAGGGGACTTGTTGATCAGACTGTGATGTACAAAATCAAACAGCTTCAAAAAGTAAAATAACGCATGGAAAGTAAACTAGTGCCTGAGTCTAACGAGTGGTTTCAGGAAGTTCTTGATAGAGCAAAGGCGCACGGTGACCGTAAACGGGTTGAGTACTGGAACCCACAAGGGGCCGCAAAGGCCCTCTGGGGGCTTGCACAGGGCAAAAGCTACTCTGCTATAGCAAGAGAAACTGGGATCGATAGGAAGACCGTCAGAGAGCTTGAATGGAGGCATGAGGACACTCTCGAAACTAAGCGCAAAGACTTTTCGCGTAAATACGCAATTGCTGCGGAGGAGTATACTGACTTGCTGTTCCAGAAAGCAGAACAACTTGCCGAAGATCCAGAGCAATTGAAGAACATTTCCCCTGACAGACTGGCGTTAACGGTCGGCATTATGACGGATAAAGCTACTCAGCTTGCTGGCATGGCGGGTGTGGTGATCGAGCATCGCAAGGGAGCATCTATCGAGGATGCAGCCATTATGATTGCACAGGCTAAGGCTAAAATCGCATCACGGGCATCAACTGTCATCATCGACATACCATGAAGTGGCGTCCCCATCCAATCCTGACCCCTCCTTCCGAGGATGAGATTGCAGAAATGCAACCAGAAGACTTGGTCAACCTCCACCAGATCTATCACGAGGCGATTGAGAATGCTGAAAAAGATCCATTCCGCTATGGCTTTCGTTTACCGCATTGGAAAAAGGCCGAGGAGCAGTTGTCAGAGATCAGTGAAATCGTGGCACTTGGAGGTAACCGTTGCCTAGCACCAGAACAGGAGATCTATGATCCAGTTGCTAAGAAAAGCACCCCTGTTTCAGAAATTACTTCTGAGTTTCATGTGCTAGCTTGGGACGGGGAAAAACAGATTCAATGCCGTGCTCTACGACCATTTGTAAAGACTGTTGCCAAGACATACCAAGTCCTTCTAGGAAACGGTGACTCGTTTCAGTGTTCGGCGGAGCACCAAGTTTCAACTCCTTTTGGATGGCGTTCCGTAAAAGACATAGGCATTGGCGGCGTAGTCTCGATTCTGGAGAAAGAGTCATTGGTTTCTTGTTCTTCTGGCCGTCACGAATTCTCTTTTTTCCTTCCTCACTCCATTGTGGGATCTGCCCTTTCAAGGTTACGGCTAAATGCTTTGCGTTGGATTCAAAGACTTCTAGATTCTCTGGACGATTGTCAGTCTTCACGCCGTTTCTGTGATGGACAACTTCCGTCTTTAGTAAGAATCGACCCAGCTGCTCCTCCATCACCAGACGATGCTCCAAAATATAATGGGTATGTTTCTTTGCATTCGGGTGACCAAGAGAGTAAATCTCTACATAGCCGTCCTTATTCAGGGTCCTCCCACCTTTCCAACCCTTATGAAGAGATCCACTACGAAGACCACTCCGAGGCATTGGAATCTCATGTTTCTTACAGAGCTTTGAAACCCCAGACGTTGACCACCGCTGCCCGCATCTTTCAAGTGCTAGGTCGGAAATTTCTTGCAGTGTTTTGCCTTGTGCGATCAGTTCCTTTAGTTCGTCGCCCGATACAATGTGTTCTAAGATTGTTCTCATGTGCGCTCATTCAACCCAAAGAAACGATTGTTGTCAAGGTTAATGATAAACAAGTAAGCGAAATCTGGGATATTGAAGTTCCTGAAACTGGTAACTACTTCATTGGCAACGTCTTGCAGAAAAACTCGGGCAAAACTGCATGGGGTTCTTACTGTGTAGTCAGAGCTGCTGTTGAAAATCCCAAATCGGAAATCTTTTGTTTTGCTCAAACGTCAGAAGTTTCAATTCGTCAGCAGCAAAGTGCGATCTATGACTGGTTACCAATTGAATTGAAGACTAAGCAAACATCTGCTAGCGCGTACATTTCATACAGCAAGAAGAACGGGTTTACCGATGGAAGTTTGATCCTTCCTAATGGATCACAGATTATTTTCAAGACGTACTCTCAGTATCAAAACAACCCGACCATTTTGGAAGGTGCTGAACTTGGTAGCCGTGACCCAAAGTGGCACAACATAGGTGTTTACTTGGACGAATACTTGCTAGGCCCCGAGCTGATCAATACTTTACGGTTCCGTTTAGCCACCAGAAATGCAAAATTACTGCTTACGTTCACACCAATCGATGGCTGGACTGAGGTTGTTAAGGAGTATCTTGACGGGGCATCTATGGTCGAATCCAGACCTGCGGAACTGCTCAAGG